ATTTATATGGTTGGAGTAAATATATAGCAGAAATGTATGGTATATCTACTGTAAAAGATTTTATAGCGTTACGTTATTTTAATGTGTATGGTAAAGGTGAATCACATAAAGGAAAAATGGCATCGGTTGCTTATCAGGCTATGAATATGGTGAGTGGAAACAAAAATAAAGAATTATCAAGATACGCACAAAAAGAAAAGTTTAAGTTATTTCCAGGCAATCCAAAAAGAGATTTTGTTTACATCGATGATGTGGTATCAGCGAATGTAAAATGTTTGGATGATGTGCCAGCTGGAGTTTACGATGTTGGTTTAGGTGAGAGTAATAGGTTTGAAACTGTGCTAAAAACATTAGGTATTGATTATTATTATCATAATAAAGATATGATACCAAAAGGTTATCAATTTGAAACAAAAGCGAATAAAAATAAATTTTTACCAAAGTGGAAACCAAAATTTCCTTTGGAAAAAGGATTAATCGATTATAAAAATAAGTTAGGAGTCTAATAATGGCTGATAAAGAAAAAAAAGTAGACGATGTAAAGTTTACTGAAGAAGAAGTAAATACACTAAAACAAGTTAGTGCAAACTACGTTAACTTACAACAAGTGTTTGGGCAGATTGAAGTTCAGATGCTTTTACTTCAGAATCAAATGGAAGAGTTAGAAGTTAGTAAGGAAAAAACTGCTCAAGAATACAAAGATAATCAAGCAAAAGAGAAGAATCTTATGGCTGAGTTAGAAAAAAAGTATGGTGAGGGCAACTACGATCCTAAAACAAACACTTTTATACCAAATTCTTAAAAAAACACTATAAATAGTTGAATTTACGAAATTTAGATACTATTTATAGGTAGAATTTTAGTTTTTCTAAAAAAATTTGTAAACCTCACTCACATTAGGAGAAAATAAATGGCTGAACGAATTGTTAGTCCAGGTGTGTTTACAAGGGAGCGAGACTTATCCTTTTTACCTACGGGTGTTCAAGGGATAGGGGCAGTAGTTGTCGGAGCTACTGAACGAGGTCCTGCATTCACACCAACGGTTGTAACTTCCGTAACAGAATTCAATGAGTTATTCGGAAATAACGAAGAATCAAATATTAATTACTATGTACCTTTAGCTGCTAGAGAATACTTTAGAGGTGGAGCTACTTCACTTACTGTAGTTCGTACATTACACTTAGATGGATACACCTATGGTAGTGGTCAAGTAAACTACTTGATGGCATCAAGCTCAATAGCTTACGCGGGCACTTTAAAGGAAAGTACAGGATCACTTTCTGCCGCTGCAGGATTAGCTGCAGTAGCTGGAGATATAGATAACTCTTTCACTTTATCAGGCTCAATAGGTATTCCTCAGGTATTAGCAGTTCTTGCACCAGCAGAGGGAACACATAATGCTACCAACGTAAGTGCTGTTGCATCAACACAATATAGTGCTAGTCAATTCTCATTCAGTATGGCTAATGGTGCATTTACTGATAATGATAATAAACTATCTTTTAATACAGGTGGTTCCACGGGCGGATTTAGTTACTTAGAAGATTTCTTTTCTAAGAATCCAAGAGCTACTAAGAATGGTGATAATAGCACGGCGTACTATTACTTACATAGTCATTTCCAATCCTCATCTGCTCACAGACTTAATTTTGATGGTCATCTATCTGGATCACATCAAATAGTAAACTTAACAGGTTCATTGAACTTTACAAGTGGTTCTACTGGATTCAGTAATACAGGACAAGCTAACACTTGGACTGGTAATAAAGAGTTTAGTGCAGCTAGAACACCATATATCCAATCACAATTAATAGGTGGTGGACGTTCTAACTTGTTTAGAGTTTACACTCAAGGACACGGTACTCAAATGAATAAGAAGTACTTTGTTGGTATTAGTGATGTTAAGCCTGCTAGTGAAATAGCAAACTCAGATTATGGTTCATTCTCAATACAAATCTTTGCAGCACCAAAGGATGAGATGGATGATGACAGAAAAGCTCCTACCGCTAATAAGCAGTTAGTACAAACAATTTCAAATTGTTCTATGGATCCTCTTTCTTCAGACTTCGTTGCAAGAAAGGTTGGTGATAAGTTTTTCACAACCGATTCAGCTGGTAAAGTATCTGAATATGGGCTATATCCGCTAACACAAAATTATGTTCGTATTGGTGATTATGATGATTTAATTAATGATAACGTTCCAAAAGCAGCAGTTCCAATGGGATTTGATGCATTGAACATTACAGTTACACCACCAAGTTTGCATATGGCTAAACCTCAAGGTGGAGTGATGAGCTCAAGTCTTGCAACTGTACCTACTGCTAGTTTCAATAGACAGCAGTTAAGTAAGAAAGACGGACAACTAAGTAAGAATCCTGAGTACTATGGATTTAACTTCCACGACAATGATAACTTACCTTACTTCGCACCAGTTCCTTACGGAACAAGTGGTGCTTCTACAGGTAACAACGTTACTATGTCTCTTGAAGATATGCTTGGAAGTGCAGATGTTGGTACGGTACAAGATACATCTACATTCGCAAACGCAAGTACTAAAATCAGTTTAACAAATTCACACATCTCGCAGAGGAGATTTACAGTACCTATGCAGTGGGGATTTGATGGAAACAATCCACATACAGCAGTAAATACTGGTGTGGATATATCTGGTACTAACACATTTGGATTTAATATTTCAAGTACATCAGCAGCTGGATATACTGCATTTAAGAGAGCAGTTGACACGGTAGCTGATCCTGAAATAGTAGATTTCAATCTATTGTTAATGCCTGGTGTAAATCATAACCAACACTCAGCTATCACAAACTATGCTATATCAAAAGTAGAGGATAGAGCAGATGCATTCTTTATCCTAGACCCATCAGCATATGGTGATTCAATATCAACCACAAAGAATACAATACAAAATCTTGATACTAACTACGCAGGTTGTTACTATCCGTGGGTTAGAATACAAGGTAATATTGGAAGCCAAGTTTGGGTTCCACCATCAGCTGTAATCGCATACGCTATCGCT